CTAACAATAATGGTTTGTTTGTTTTCATAATGATTGGTATTAATAGTTAGTAATGTAATGAGATGAATAATCTCAATGTATTTAATGTTGATAATGAGAGCAAGAACTTTACTTTCTCCTAGAACTTGACGGGGGTAGTCAAGTCCAATTTAATGACCCACCCCTCCTACTCACTAGCCTCATCAAAACATTAATATACACTATTTTCATTCTCATTATCACTACCTTTATTATTCTCATTATCACTACCTTTATTATTCTTATATTCGCTATCATCACCCTCATATTCATAATTACTTTTACTCTTTTCATCATAATTACTTTTACTCTTTTCATCATTATTATTATAATCTTTATCATCTTTTTCATCATCATTATTATAATCTTTATCATCTTTTTCATTTTTATCGTCATCTTTATTATTACCAATCCCAATCAATTTTACCAGTATCAACTTCTTCTGCTTCAATTATTTCAGTTTTATTATTTTCATTATTTACTTTATCTACATTATTTTCATTATCGTCATATAAATAATCAAGTTCACTTTTATATACTTGTTTATTTTTAATTATAATACAATTATCATCTTTAACTAATCCTATTCTATCTATATAATTAATATTATCATCTAGTTTTATTTTAGAGTCATCAAGTCTACCTTTAGTAATAATTTCATGAAATTTATTAATATCTCCTTTAAATATAACTCTAGGATTAACTTCAAACATACTACGTTTATCTGTTCTACGAATAATATTAAGTTTTTCTAATGTAACAATAGCATTAGCAAAATCTCGTTTATTACATCCACTTCTAATTCCATTCCTACAAACAGCATCAAATAAATCCTTACTAATTTTAACAACATTAGAATTAAAACAAATAGTATAATTAATAAAATAAAAAAGTTCATGAAGAATTATACTTCTTAATTCAACTATTTCTCTCCAAGCATTAATACCAACATTAGAATAATATCTTTTAATAATTTTACCTGTATCAAAACATTCCATACGTCCAGTACCACATAGATATTTTTTATTATTATTTTTAACATCAATATCAAAAGTATTAGGTATAATAATACTTCTATCATTAGCTATATCTTTATTAATAGCATCAATAACAAGTTTATTATAAACTCGACTAGGTTTAAAATCTTCTTTAAAAGTCATAACAATAATAGTATTAAGTTCAACATAAAAATATATTACTCTAGGAAATTAGCGAAATGTATTCCATAGATGGAACAACTTTCGTGCACAAAGGTAGTCGTTTTTGCCACTTAATTTGCATACTGATGGAAAATTAGGTATTCAGCATGATACATAATATGTATTATAACTTATTGATAATCAATGTATTATAATTACTATAAAGATATTATATATAGATATATTATATAGATTCGCTGTGACCCGCTCCGGACTTTCGTCCTCCGCTATACTCCCCGTGGAGGATGAATACAATCAGTATCAATCATATCAAGTTAATCAATACTATAATTATTATCATTATCTCTATTAATATCATTAATACTAATATTATTAAGTCTAGCTTATATTCATCCTCCACGGGGAGTATGACTTGCATATTTATAATCATATAATCCTCTATGATGTAAATGTTAAAAATAGTTTTTCTCTTGGTAGGTTCATTCAAACTCTTACATTTGCTAAAAACAATTAAGTTATGGGTAAAGATAAAAGTGAAACTAAACCTAAATACACTAGAGAATTTCATAGTGGAGAAAGGAATAAAAAAGAAGTTAAAGTTCCTAGTAAACTTAAACTTGGAAATATTGGTATTGATAGTATTATTAAAACTAAATAATTTAGTGTTATGATTAAAGTTGAAAGTAAATTTAAAGATTTTGGTATTCAAATACCTACTGACATTAGCGAAATAACAAGTGAAGCACTTGACGCTATTCTTACTAATGTAGTTATTGCTAAACATTATTGTGTTGTTGCTCTTTGCCAAAATGAAAGTTTGTTTGGTGTTATTAATAATAAAGTAAGTACAGTTGAGGTTATGCCAATTATTGCTAAGATTAGTAAAGAAGATGCTGAACTTATTGGTATGAATCAAATGGATAAGATTATTATTGACCGTTCTACTCTTGAACGTGGCTATCATCTTTATCTTAAACATAATGTTCTTAGTCCTCAATTTGTTAATAAGTATATTACTAATGATACTGAACTAACTCGTTCTATTACTGTTGGTACTTTTGGACAAAATCAAGGATATAAAAAAGGACAGAAAGTTTGGTTTGTTGAGTTTAAAATTATAGCTATTAATGATTTAAGAGCTGCTATTACTGATAAACATAAAGCTATTAATCCTTTTGTTTATTATTCTGCTGAAAAAGCTAATTAGCCATTTCGTCTAAATAATCGAACTCTTCTTAAAACTACTTATGTATAATTTAAAATTATAGGTACTTGTGTTCTTGTTTATAGTAGTAATTTAAGAAGAGTTCTTAAACTTTCAATTATGGATTTTAAGACTAATACTGGTTTTAATATTGCTAATACTAGTTCTCATGAAGATTTTGATGATGATTATATTCTTATCTATAAAGATATAAATAATATATTAGATGATATTGGATTTCAAGGTGATGATAGAATACTTTGTAAATCTATTATTGAAAATCTTGAAAAAGAAGCTAGTATTAATATACGAAAAGATAAATGTGTTGCTATTCCTCATATTGGCACTATTCAAAAGAATTGGTATCGTTCCAAACTTATTAGTCATTATAAAGACTTTAAAGAAGCTAGAAAAACTATGACTAGAGAAGAGTATAAAGAATATACTGCTAAAGTTATGGAAGAAGAAAAGCAAAAACATTATGAAGAAGAAGAAAAGATTAAGACTGAACTTAAGTTTAAAAAGAAACTTCTTCCTATTTGGATTAAACTAAGTAAAAAACATAGTGCTTCTTATGCTAATCTTTGGCTATATGCTATGGGTAAACTTGAAATTATTGAATTTGATGAAGAAGTAGAAGAAATATATGAACGGTTTGGAATTGGATTGGATGCTGACCATAGATGAAACTGGTATGCCAAAAGCTCCTACACTTAAACAACTTCTTGATAGAGATGTTAGTCTTCTTTATACTAGAGATAAATCTCCTAATAAAGAGATGTATGTTAAAGAAGTTGGAGTTATTTATTATCTTGGTGACCCTAAAGGCCCGTGTCTACAAGAAGGTCTTAGTGAAAAAGAAGCTCTTAAGAAAGCTATTGAAAACTTTGATTTACCTAAAAATTATCAACCTGATATTCTTGTTTGGAAACTTATTAAAAGATATTATAATCAAAAAGCTGGTGCTGGTATGGAAGCTGTACTTAATATTAAGCGTGGTATTCATAATGTTGCTCTAGCTGCTAGCAAGTTAAATGAATTGTTGAATGACAAGTTATCTGATGGTGCTAGTCTAGAAGATGTTCCAGTTGTTATTGGTTATATGAAACAAATTAATGATTTAGCTAATCAGTTTCCAAACACGATTAAAGCTCTTAATGTAGCTGAAGAAAATCTTCTGTATGAACAAGAGAATGTTGCTGGTAGAGGTGGAGTTGAAATTACTAGTAGTATGATTGAAGAATAAGCTGATGCGAATCTATCCCATCCTCCACGGGGAGTCTAGCGTAGGCACGTAGTGCCGAAGCGGGTCCAAAGCTAGTGTTGAACTTAATAATATTAATATGATTAAATTTAAAGATATAAATTATCCTAGAAGAAAAGAAAAAGAAATTATTATTAATTTACCTAATGAAATATGGAAAGATGTATGTGATGGGTATAAAGTTAATAATTATGGAAGAGTTCTTTCTTTAGCTAAAACAACTATTAGAGGTAGAAAATATGATAAAATTTTATCTGCTTCTAAAAAAGATAATGGTTATTATACTGTAAGCATAAATGGTAATAATGAATATGTACATAGATTGGTTGCTAAAGCTTTTATAGATAATCCAAATAATCTTTTTATATGGAGATTTATTGACGATAATGATTATTCTATAAAATGTAAAAGTAAAATAATTAAAATATATAATGGTACAGAAACAATTTATAATTCTGTTAGTGAAGCTGCTATAAAAAATAATATTTCTGTATCTGCTATTTATAATTGTTTATATGGTAAATCTATAACTTGTGGAGGATATGAATGGATTAAAAGATAGTAGATATGATAATATTAGACTTATATTTAATGAGTCTGAACATAGTTATATTGATACTTTAAATAATAAGTATATTAGTACAACTCAAATACTCCACCAATATCAACCTAAATTCGATAAGAACTATTGGTTGAGAAAGAAGTCTAAAGAACTAGGAATAAGTGAGAAGAAACTAGAGGAACAATGGTCAACTATTACTAAAGAAGCTTGTGAACGTGGAACTAATACTCACAATGGTCTTGAAGATGGTGTTAAAGGAGCATCTATGTTTCAACAAGCTATTAATTATCTTGATAAACGTGAAGATGGTGTAATGGTTACTATTGCTGATATTCCAAATTTTGGTGCTA